TGCTAACTATTTAAATGATGAAACAGATTATTTTCCTGATCCAAAACAAGCAAAAAAATATAGTGGAGATTTAATTAGTAAAAAATTTAATTCAGCAAATGCTAAAGGTAAATTTCCTAAAAAATTTAAATATGCTGGATCTACTGCGGATAAGGCAGTAACCCCTAAAGAAATATCAGAGTATAAAAAATATGCAAAAGCTACTTATAAAAATCAACCTGAAAGATTAAAAAAAATATTAGCATTAAATAATGATGGTCTTAAAAAGAAAGTATTAGACCAAAGAGGCTACAGTAACAAAGTAAAAAAACCTGGTTTTAAAGAAGCAAAAAATTTAAGAAACAAAAAATATAGAAAAGAAATTACTACAGGAAAAAGAGGAGAAGGTCGTTTATTAAACTACAGAGAAACAATTGCAGAATACAACAGAGCAAAAAGAGCAGACTCAGCACAATTTTTTAGAAATACATCTGATCCTAAAAGTTTGTTATGGGAAGATTTATTAAAAAGAAATGAATCAAATAAAAATAAATTTTTTGAATATGATAAACCTTTTGAAAAAAAGAGAAACTATACTAAAGCAGAAACACAAAGTATTGTTTTAAAAGATAAGAATGGAAATAAATATAAATACAACACTTTGTTAAATGATATAGACAAAGCAGGTTTTGATTCAAGAAAAGCTTTTAAACCTTATGATCAAAAATCTTACTTATATAAATCTGGTTTGATGCCTGAACTTAATAAAATTTATGGTGTAAAATTAGGATCTAGACAAAATCCTTTTCATATTCATCACGTACAAGGAGCAAGTAAAAATCCTTTTAATGTAATGTTAACTTTTGCAGAAGAAAATTTAGATGAAGGTAAAAAAAGAATAAGTTTAAACGCAGCATTTAATAGAATCTTAGAAAAAGAAAAATTAAATCCAGAAGGACCTAAACAATTTACAGCTAAAAAAAATGCTATTAATTTATTTAAAAATGACATGAAAGCAAATAAAAATATTGCTTATCAAATTGGAAAAATAGAAGAAGGTAATAGACCTCGTTTAATTGACATGTTAAAAAAATCAAAAGTTCCATTAACTAAAGCACAAAAAAGTGGAGCAATGTCTTTGGGTTCATTTCCCGCACAACTAGCAGAAGCACCGAGTATGGCAAAAGGTGCAGTTAAGGCTGCAGCTAAATCTGTAGGAAAAGCTCTAGGTGTTGCAGCATTACCACTAGAAGCATATTTTATGAAAAAAATGTATGATGAAGGTAAGACAATGTCAGAAATTTTAGCAAGTCCTTTGATGTTAGAAGGAGTTGTAGGAGAAGGTCAAAGACTTATGACAATGGATCCTGTTGAAAGACAAGCTGTTAAGAATTCACAAATTGCAGAAGACTTTTCTATGATGGATACAGATTTTATGACTCCAGCAAAACAAGGATTACAATCTGTAAATGTAGATATGGTAAATGAACGAGCCAACAGAGAAATAGAAGAAAGAAGAAAAGCCAAAGCTGCTCAAAGAAATAAGACATTGCCAAATCAAGGATTATTGCGTATACTTGCAAATCCAACATATAAAGGTGTGTTGTAATTAACAGGAAAGAGATATGGCTGAAATAGACGATACAATATCCAATGAAGTAGTTAAAGACGAAGCTTTTGTAGAACAAGAAGTTGCAGTTCCTAATGAAGAGTTAGAAACTTCTGATACTGCTGAAATTACTATGGATGAAGAGGGTGGTGCAGAAATTAATTTTGATCCTAATGCAATGTCAGGATTAGAAACTGAAAATCATTTTTCTAATTTAGCTGAGGTTATGGATGAACAATACCTAGATGAATTAGGTACAACTCTTTTTGATCAATACACAGAATATAAAAGATCTCGTGGTGAGTGGGAAGATAGTTACAGAGAAGGTTTAAGTCTTTTAGGATTTAAATATGAAAAAAGAACTCAGCCTTTTAAAGGTGCTAGCGGTGTTAATCACCCAGTTCTTGCAGAAGCTGTTACACAATTTCAAGCGCAAGCTTATAAAGAATTACTACCAGCAGATGGTCCAGTCCGTGCACAAATTTTAGGTGATGTGTCAAATGAAAAACAAGATCAAGCCCACAGAGTAAAAGATTTTATGAATTATCAAATTATGGATCAGATGACTGAGTATGAACCAGAATTTGATCAAATGCTTTTCTATTTACCTTTATCAGGTTCTACTTTTAAAAAAGTTTACTATGATGATCTTTTAGGTAGAGCAGTATCTAAATTTGTACAAGCAGATGATTTAATAGTTCCTTATTCTGCAAACTCTTTAGAAGATGCAGAAGCAATTGTACATGTAATTAGAATGTCTGAGAATGAAGTTAGAAAACAACAAGTTTCTGGTTTTTACAAAGACATGGAAATTGGTGAGCCACCCGTTACAGAAAATCAAGTTAAAGAAAAAGAATTAGAACTAGAAGGAATTACTAAAGACGGTAATGAAGATCAATTTAGTCTTTTAGAAATGCATGTTGATTTAGATTTAGAAGGTTTTGAAAACATGGGACCTGATGGTGAAGCAACAGGAATTAAACTTCCTTACATTGTAACTATTTTAGAATCTAATAACAAAATTTTATCTATTAGAAGAAACTATGCTGAAGATGATCAACTAATGAAAAAAATAAAATACTTTGTACAATATAAATTTTTACCAGGTACAGGTTTTTATGGTTTTGGTTTAATCCACATGATTGGTGGTTTAACTAGAACTGCAACAGCAGCATTAAGACAATTACTTGATGCAGGAACTTTAGCAAATTTACCAGCTGGTTTTAAAACTAGAGGTATAAGAATTAGAGACGATGCACAACCATTACAACCTGGTGAGTTTAGAGATGTAGATGCACCGGGCGGAAATATACGTGATCAGTTTATGCAATTACCTTTTAAAGGACCAGATCAAACTTTATTACAATTAATGGGAGTTGTAGTTAATGCGGGTCAACGATTCGCGAGCATCGCTGATTCACAAGTTGGTGATATGAACCAACAAGCAGCGGTAGGTACAACAGTTGCATTATTGGAACGTGGATCACGTGTTATGTCAGCTATTCACAAAAGATTGTATGTTGGATTAAAACAAGAATTTAAATTACTAGCAGAAGTATTTAAAACTTATCTACCAGCAGAATATCCTTATGATGTTCCTGGTGCTACTAGACAAGTTAAAGCAACAGATTTTGATGATAGAGTAGATATACTTCCTGTTGCCGATCCTAACATTTTTTCTCAAACACAAAGAATTTCTATGGCTCAAATGGAGCTACAACTAGCACAATCGAATCCTCAGATACATGATTTGTACCAAGCGTACAGATCCATGTATGAAGCGGTTGGGGTAAAAAATATTAATGCAATATTACCTCCACCGCAACAACCTCAACCTATTGATCCTGCACTTGAAGAAATTGCAGCAATGGGTATGAAACCTTTTCAAGCTTTTCCAGGTCAAGATCACAAAGCTCACATTGATTCACACTTAAATTTTATGCAATCTAACATGGTACAAAATAGTCCAGCAGTTATGGCAGCTTTACAAAAAAATATTTTGGAAAGAATTAGTCTAATGGCACAAGAACAAATACAATTAGAGTTTCAGGAAGAATTACAACAAGCACAACAGATGCAACAAATGTTACAACAGCAACCACAGAATCAACAACTGGTTCAACAAGCAACTATTCTTACAAATAAAATTAATTCAAGAAAAGCTGTGTTAATTTCTGAAATGGTTAAAGATTATATGGCTGAAGAAGACAAAATAATTAATGAAATGGGCAGTGATCCACTACTTAAACTAAAATCAAGAGAACTTGACATTAAAGCTAAGGCAGATGAAGCCAAAAAAGCTTATGATGAAGGTAGAATTAGTTTAGATACTATGAAAGTAATGATGGGAGACACTCACCATGACGAAAAACTTGATCAAAACGAAGATTTAGCAGAATTAAGAGCGGATACTTCAATAACTAAACAAATAATGTCTGCAGATGCTGCTTTAGAAAGACAACAAATGGCTGACCAAAGTAAACGAAACGATTTTGGTAGAAACTTTAAGAAAAATTAAGTATAATAAATTATTAAGGAGAAAACTATGATTAAAAAAGCAAAAGACCCTAAAGCTGTTACAGAAGTAGGCGTTGGTAAAGACGGATACAAAACAGGTGGTGTCACAATTGAAGCTACAGACCCTATGGAAACTCAAACAGTAACTGTTAGAGGAACAAAGGCAATGAGAGCTGATAAAAAACCTGTTAAGGCTAAGTGGTACTAATTCATGTGGTTTTCGGCAATTAAATTAGCCGTTTCTGCAGGTAGTAAAATTTATGCTAACAAGCAGAGAACGAAGATGGCTATGTCAGATGCACAGCTTATGCATGCATCACGTATGGCTGAAGGTAAGGAAGCTTACCAGGGAAAACTTTTAGAAGCCCGTCAATCAGACTGGAAGGACGAGGCAGTTTTAATAATTTTAAGTTTGCCCATAGCAATTCTGGCCTGGGCAGTTGTATCGGATGATCCAACCGCTATGGACAAGGTAA